CGTATAAAGCATTTTGGTTAGGTGAATCAACATCTTCAGGTACTGGTCCTACAAGTTTTAAGATTATGGGTTCATTATTCCGAGATATAGATTATAATGCTATTGATGTAGATTATGGATCAGGCATTTATTCAGTTGGCAATACGTTTGATGATGTAGGCAATAATAATTCAGGTGATGGTACTGCTAGTGCTGTTGCTGATGTAATTAATTATTCAAGTTCAAATGTATCTAATTGTACAAGTATTTCAGATAACTTTAAACGTCCAGATGGTGATACAGGAACATTTGACAGGATCGCTACAAATAACGCTGATGTTTATTATAACATACCTAATGAAAAACAAGTATGGGGTAAACATGAAGCACGTATTCCTTCTACAATAACTTTAGCAGATAATCAAACGGCTGTTACGACAGGACTTACATTTTCTGAAGCATCTGTTAGTAATGTTAAAATTTCTTATAAGATTACACGTGGTACAGAGTCTAGAATAGGTACTTTAGATATAGCAATTAAGTCAGGCGCCTCAAGCATAAGTGATGACTATGAAGAAACAGGCGCAACTGGAGTTTCGTTTACAGGTACTCATAGTGGCGGCGTTGTTACGTTGAAGTACACAACTACAAGCACTGGTAATTCTGGTTCATTTGTAAACGCTATAGAAATCATTAATTAAAATACCTAGAAGTTAATATAAGTAAATGTTAAACACGCGGATAATCTGGCTACAGACCAGGTAAATACCTCAAATACCATTTTCTCGATATATACATATAAGGCGTGACATTCATTACGTTTTACTATATAATAGATATAATAACTAAGGATTCAACTATGGCAGATAATCAATTACCCTCCCTATACCAACAATACATTCATTTATCAAGATATTCTCGTTACCGTTATGAAGACAATCGACGAGAAACGTGGGAAGAAACCGTAAGTAGATACTTTAGTTTTTTCGCAGAGCACTTAAAGGAAACATGTAATTATTCACTGTCAAAAGATCTTAAAGAAAAACTCCAAAACTCCGTATTAAGTTTAGAAACAATGCCTTCAATGCGTTGTCTTATGACAGCAGGTGATGCACTAAAACGAGAAAATGTAGCAGGTTATAATTGTTCATTTGTAGCAATAGATAATCCACGTGCATTTGATGAAATACTTTACATTTTAATGAACGGCACTGGTGTTGGTTTTAGTGTTGAGCGTCAAATGATTAATGAGATGCCACGAGTTGCTGATGATTTTTACCCAACAGAAACTACTATTGTAGTAAGTGACTCTAAATTAGGTTGGGCCAAAGCACTAAAAGAATTGGTTCATCTATTATACGGCGGACAAATTCCAGTATGGGATTTATCACGAGTTAGAACTGCAGGCTCACCATTAAAAACATTTGGTGGTAGAGCATCTGGTCCAGAACCTTTAGAAGATTTATTTAATTTTTGTGTTGGTGTGTTCAAAGGCGCCGCAGGACGCAGATTAACTTCCTTAGAGTGTCACGACATTACTTGCAAAATTGCAGAGATAGTAGTAGTAGGTGGTGTGCGGCGTTCTGCGTTAATTAGTTTATCTAATTTAAGTGATGACAGAATGCGTTTAGCAAAGTCAGGGCAGTGGTGGGAAACAAACTCACAACGAGCATTAGCAAATAATTCTGCTTGTTACACTGAACGTCCTGATATTGGCATTTTTATGGAAGAATGGAAATCTCTTTATGAATCTAAATCCGGTGAGCGTGGCATATTTAACAGACGCGCCGCCAAAGAACAAGCAGGTAAAAATGAACGTAGAGATCCAAATCATAATTTTGGCACAAACCCTTGCAGTGAAATTATTTTACGATCAGAAGAATTTTGTAATTTATCTGAAGTAGTAATTCGTCCAAATGATACTTTTGAAACATTAAAAGAAAAAATTATTAATGCAACTATTTTAGGCACATTTCAATCAACATTAACTAATTTTAGATATCTTAATAAGAGATGGTTACAAAATTGTGCAGAAGAACGGTTGTTGGGTGTATCATTAACAGGTATTATGGATTGTGCTTTAACTAATGGTAAAAAGAAAGGTCTTGAAGAACTACTTACAGAACTTAAAAAAATTGCTGTTGCTACTAATAAAGATTGGGCCAAACGACTTGGTATTAATCAATCTGTTGCAATTACCTGTGTTAAACCATCAGGTACAGTAAGTCAATTAGTAGATAGTGCAAGTGGAATACACGCAAGACATAATCAATATTATATTAGAACAGTACGTGCAGATAAAAAAGATCCATTAGCAAAAATGATGAAAGAAGCAGGGTTTCCTGTAGAAGATGATGTAACAAAACCAGAACATACTGTAGTATTTTCCTTTCCAATGAAAGGACCACAGTATGGTGTTTATAGAAAAGATATGACAGCAATAGAACAGTTAGAGTTATGGAAAGTTTACCAAGATCATTGGTGTGAACATAAACCCTCAGTAACAATTAGTGTCAAAGAACACGAGTGGTTGGAGGTCGGAGCGTGGGTTTATGAACATTTTGATCAAATGTCTGGTGTGTCCTTCTTACCATTTAGCGATCACACTTATAGACAAGCACCATATCAAGATTGTACTAAAGAACAGTATGAACAAGCAATGCAAAGTATGCCTAAAAATGCAAATTGGGCGACTTTAAGTGAATATGAACAGCAAGATATGACTACAAGTAGTCAAGAATTGGCCTGCGTCGCGGGAGGATGCGAAATATGATGGATGAAAAGGATTGTGGATGCGCCAATCCAGAGTGTAAATGTGATGAAACAAACATTTGTGCGTGTGAAGATTGTGGTTGTGATTGCCACAAAGTAGATCATAGTAAAGACTGGAAAGGTTTATTATGATCAAAATTTATAGTAAAAACTCTTGCGCTTTTTGCGTTAGAGCAAAGCAGTATCTAGAATCAAAAAATATCGAGTATGAAGAAGTGAATATCGAACATGATTCAGAAGCACGAGAATGGATCTTGGAACAAGGACATAGGACTGTTCCGCAAATTTATATTAATGATGAATTAGTAGAAGGCGGATTTAATGGATTAGTGGAGACATCAGACACTCTACTACTGGGATAATGTTTCGAATATGTTTAGACGACGACTGTCATGATTTAGAAGAATGTGGTGCATGTGAACGCAATGCTTTAATTATATGTTTTTTAATTAATGCGTTGATGTTTATTGTAGAGTTATACTTTGGTGTAATATATCATTCTGCTAGTTTACTTGGTGACAGTGCTCATAATATTGGTGATGCCTTAATTCTTTTAGGCAGTATATTTGTTATGGGCTCTACAATGCGTGTAAAAGCAAAAGTAGCATTACTAAAAGCAATAGTAATGTGTGGATTTGGAATACTCGCACTATGGTATGTTGTACAAAATGCAATGACAGGATATGTGCCTAGTGCTACACCTATTACGTTAGTAGGAATTTTTGTATTAATAGGTAACGTAGCATCGGCTGTATTGTTGTTATATTACAAAAATAAAGATATTAATCTAAAGAGTGCTTATATCTGTTGTAGAAATGATGCTATATCAAGTGTTGGTATTATAATTGCTGGTTTGTTAGTAGGGTTAACACAAAGCAATATACCAGATATTGTAATTGGTGGTGGTATAGGACTATTAATATGTTATAGTGCTATTAGAATTTTTAAGGAAAGTATGGATGTTAATCGAACTCAATAATAAAAAAGGTGATATTATATCAATTAAATTAGTAACTGGTGAAGAATTAGTTGCTCGATTTGAAGAGGAGACAGATACTAATATTACAGTAGATAAACCAATGTCTCTACAAATAGGACCACAAGGTGTAGGTATTACTCAATTTATGCTAACAATGGATATGAATAGTAAAGTAACTATTTCCAAACATAATTGTTTAGTAATTGCCCCAACAAGAAAAGAAATGTCTGACCAGTATATTCAAGGAACTACTGGTCTTGCTATGCCAAGTTAAATAAATAATACTATGGCGTGGAAAGCACAAAGGGACAAAGATCCCAATTCAGCAGGCGGCATCGCTCAAGGCGGTGCTAAATCTGTCTTAATTAATGGACGAAAAGCAGGCATACCAGATATGTCAGTGACTCCTCATTCGCCTTGTTGGGTGCCAATTCCTATACATTGTAGTGCTAAAACCGTATCAACATGTAAGTCAGTTATTATTGAAGGAAAACCAGCATTACGAACGAAAATTGATAAAGACAATTGCGGTCACCCACGCGCTGTCGGTAGTGAAGACGTTATTATAGGAGAGTAAAATATGGCAGGTGGTGAAAGCATTTATGAAGATGGCGGTGTAGGCGCCCAGGGCAGTTGCGAAGTTGGAGAAAAATGTTTAGAATCTGAAGCATTGGCTGAATTGATGGAAGGTAATGGTTTGGCTATGCCTACCACTACTAAAGAATTATTAGATTCTATAAATTCATCACCAGTTCAAAAAGCTGCTAAAGATATGTTGGATGCAGTTGCTAATTTAGAATGCACTGGGCAAGAGGGAGGTATGTTCGGTATACCGTCAGCTCAAGCTGCTCAATTAAAAGAAATAGGTAATAAACTTGTTGG